CCCAACCCAACCCAACCCAACCCAACCCAACCCAACCCAACCCAACCCAACCCAACCCAACCCAACCCAACCCAACGGCGGAAAGCTGCACGCGCGGAGGCGGAGGCGCTGACAACGGCGCGGGAGGCGTACAACGCCGCCTGCGTTATCCACGCACAAAACCTGACAGGAGAGTGAAATGTTCACCATCGAAAATGTTGGCAAAGCTGAACGTGCGGAGTTGCCTGAAGGCGCGACCGGTGCGGATTTGCGCTGGCGGCGCAAAAGCCAGCGTGGCGTCAGCCAGCATCTTCTGGCTGACGCCTGCGGTGTCAGCCAGGAAACGATAAGCCGGTGGGAACGCCAGACGACGCCGTTTTCCCGGCGGATCAGGCAAACGCTGACAACCGGCCTGGCGGTTGTCAGCGTGAGGTAAGCAACTGGTATTTTTCGGGCAGCACGGGAAAACTGAACACTCGTTTCAAGCGCTGTCCACCGGCAAGCTGAACTTGCTCACGACGGACTACGCCGCGATCCTTCAGATTGCGGCGTAGCGTTTTAAACGTCATGCGTGACGGGCGCAACGCCAGTAGTTCAGCGATAGCGCTGATATTGAGCCAGCGCTCTGTGTGTGACGCGGTTACGCCGTTATAATAGGCGTCCAGCGTATCGGCCTCGACCTCATCCATCTGCATGTCCACGGACGCTATTTCCGTCGCCCTCAACGTCTCGTTATCCGGCCACCACGGCTCCCCGTTTACGACCACGCGGGCGTACGCTTCGGCGTAAACCTGTTGCAAATCGATAGACGCCAGCCTCTGCATATCCACGGCGGTTATCTGAAGGGGCAGGTAGCGGCTCGATCCCGTGTGATCGTCCAGCACAAACTCGTTGGATGTGCCTACGAATACCGTCATCCGGGGTTTGGATATCGGGTAGCGCGCGAAGGCCGGGCGGAACTCATCGAACCGTTCAGAGAGAAAATTCTTCAGCGCCTCGCGCTCCGATTTATTTTGTGTCGCGCCGAATTCGTCGACGATGCACACGAGGCCCGAGAGGCAGGCACGCTTGCTATCTTCCTCGCGGTTGCCTCCGATATTCATGACAGTACCCTTGGACTGCATCCCGGGCGGCGCTACCGCTTGCCAGAACCGCGTCTTGCCGATACGCTGTGGCCCCTCCAGGATGACCACGCTGGCGATTTGCTCGCCCGTGCCGTGACGTTTAAACGTCTCCAGCGATTTTATAACGGCGGCGCACTGGAGGAAATATATTTCCAGATAGCGGTTTACGAGGGGGTTGTCCGTCGTGAGGCAGTCCGCCACGTCGCTCATTCGGGGAACGCCGTCCCATGGCGTACGGCGGCAATAAATTTCCAACGGGTGCAAATGGTTGTCCATCGCGATAGCTTCGATGTGCGAGTTGACCGCATCGCGCGCCAGCATGCCGTAACCGCTCACCGCGTCGATAACCAGCGCCATTTCCGCTCGGGCGCGATTGCTGGGGTGTGTGTGGCAAAGCGCGCGCTCGAAATTGCGCGCGAGCAGATCGCCCTCGTTCGGATCGAGCGCTATGGAAAACGTCACGCTGTCCCGCATCACGTCCAGATGGGGCACGATACCACTACGCCGGAGTATCTCGCGCAGGTTACTCTCCGTTACGGATTGATTGGGCGACGGCACATCGCGCCCGGCATATCTGACATTGGGCAGATCACAAGACGGCGTGTGGCTTTGTACGAGGTCGATAAACAGCTTGCGCGCCTCATGCGGCGCTACGTCGGCCATAGGCCGCGAGGCTACGTTGTGGTTAGCGGCCTTTTGTGTGGCGCGGGTGTGCGAGGCGGGGGAGTATCCCGCTTTGGCGTCTATAAGATCAGCCATGACCCGCTGGAGGTCGTAACCCATCATGGCCGCGCCGTAGGGACTATCGTCGTAATGGCCCAGCATCGCGTTGCAATCCACGTAGTACTCGCCGCTTTGCCATGCCAGTTCTGAAATATTCTTGAGAACATCGCGGTCGTCGGCCAGTTCAGCTACGGCGCATTTTAACTCGTGTGCGATAAACAGAGCCGTTTCACGCAGGAATACGTAGCACGCGGCGCTGCGGTCACCACTGTTTTTAAGCTTGAGAGATATTTGCCCGGGTAGTTGCGGCGCGTAGTCTTCCAGGTCTTTGAACAAGAACGGTGAGTAATCGACGTACTCATGCACCGTGTAATCCACACGGCGAGCGGATTTTCTGGCCTTCGCCGCAGGCGCCACGCTGCTGCACGCCAGCGCCCGGAAATCATCCACAATAAACCCGTCCGGGCTGGCGTGCAGCAGCGTGGCGTCTACCGGCGTCCAGCCTTTAGCAATCTTGACCGCGTTAGGATAGTTGCGCGTGCCGGGAACGCGCAGCACACGGTCGCAGTTATGTGTGCCCGGCGGCGCGTCGAACCGCGCCGCCAGTTTGAGGTTCAACGCCTCCACGCTGGCTATCGTGGCCGGTGTGGCTTTCAAGGGCTTTTCGAACAGCCATATCGCCTGAACGCCGTTGCCGCTCATAATGACCGTAGGCGTGCCGTCTATGGCGGGACACGATTTTACACGCGCCGCCGCATCGGCGATCCACTGCGAGCGATCCGCGCCAGCGGGGAGGTCAAGGTCTACCGCGCAGCCGTGCAGCCATTTAAGTTCCTTTTTCGTGGCTTTTTTGGCCTGCGTGTCGGCGGGAGTGTTTAGCTGGTAATAGATATTGCGCCGCCGCGACTGCTCGCGATCGATCCATTCCAGCGTCAGATCGATATCGGCATGCGTCCATCCGTGCATGCCCACACCGCTTTTGGCGAGCGGATCGGATGATAGCAGGTGGTACACGCCGCGATCCAGTACGCCTTCCAGAAAATCGATAATCGTGGCGTGGTCAGGTTTCAGCATCGCGCTCTCGTGATAGCAGCAAGGGTTTAAACGGACGGCTGCGGACATGCCGCGGCTAGAGTAGCCCTCGCATGACGCGGTTGTGTGTGTTGGCGCGCTCACCGACACGCGAGTACACGTCCTCATCGATAGTCTCGGCCACGATCAGATAGTAGCACATGACTTTGTGCTTCTGCCCTTGCCGCCATAGCCGGGCTGTACCCTGGTTCAGCATTTCGAACGACCAGGGTATTGTGTACCACACGATCACGTTGCCGCTGTCCTGGAGGTTCAGGCCGTAGGCCGCGCTGCGCGGATGCAGGGCGAGCACGGGCAGGCGTCCGGCGTTCCAGTCTCTCACGATTTTCGCGCCGTCTGCGGCGCGTGTAGCGCCGTGTAGCGCGGGTACGTCGTATTTCAGGACGTTGCATAGGCTCGCGTAGTCCGCTTTGAATTCAAAAAACACCATGACGGGCCGACCGTCGTGATCGTCCAGTATCTGTTTGAGATACTCCGCCTTGGCCGTGTGCAGATAGCGCCTGTCCAGGTTGCTGTCAATCACGCCGCCGCTCGCCATCTGGCGCAGCTTACCTGACTTTACCGCCGCATTGACAGCATAAAGATTGAGGTCTTCCACGGCGCTTTCTTCGTGCATCAGTACGTACTGCTCGCGCACGTTATCCGGCATGGTCAGCCGGTGCGGAATGTGTGTGATCGGCGGCAACGACAAGTCGTTGATATCGAACGAAATCGCCCGGTCGGCGATGGCGTCCAGGATGACCTGCTCGCTATCGTGATATGGCTCAAGCCGCCGCGTGTACGGGTCTTCGAAAAAGTGTTTGCGAATGAATTGCTCGCGGCTGGCGCCAAGACTCTCGCCCCCGTCCACGGCCAGCATTTCACCAAACAGGTCTGAAAGATGCGCGCCAACCGGCGTTCCCGTGCCGCCGGAGCGGTAATCGAACCGGTTGGCGATGATCTGCCAAGCCTTGCCGCGCACGGAACCAGAGTTCTTCATCTTCGACACTTCGTCGAAAATAACCTGATCGTAGGGCATCACGCGCTGCTCCTGGAGCTTGTCCACAAGCCAGGGCAGTGCTTCGTAGTTGATCAGGCTGATCTGCTCCCGGCCTCGCAGGTGGCGTTGCGGGCCGTGCAGAAAGCGCGTTGTGAAATTATATCCCCACTTTTTATTCTCCCGGGGCCACGTGTCGAGGCATACGAGTTTGGGCGCGATTACGAGCGCCCGCCCGCCGGTGTGCCGGATCGTTTCCAGCCAGCTTCTGGTCTTGCCAAAGCCGGGCGGCATGAACCAGTTCGAGCTATCGCGATCGAGCGCGAAATCGATGGCGCGGTTCTGGTGAGGTAGTAAAGGCTCCATCGGCTTCGCGCTTTGTGCTTGAGTGTTTAAACGTGTCGGGGTCTATCTTACGCGCGGATATTTGCCGACGCGCCAGTTTTTGCAATCGGCGCACCCGCAGCGTGTCTTGACGTGATTAGCGTTGTCCGGCCCGCGTGGTGGCTCTACGTGAACGGATACGAGGTCACGCAACACGGCGGTGTAGCACTCCATTTCGGCGATGTCCCCGTCAATAAATTGATTTACCGCCTCGGGGGGCGCGAAGGGAGGCGGTAGCTCGCGGGTCATCGATCCGATAACGGCGCGTATCCACGCCTCCAGGGTGTCAAATTGCGCGGGCGTGAACATGGCGCGAACGTCGCTCATTTATTTTCTCCGTGGTTGACGGGGTTGACGGGGTTGACGGGGTTGACGGGGTTGTGTACACGCCGCGCGGACATGGCGTAGAAGCCGCGCGGGCTATCGGATACAATAAACTCCATACTGTGATGCGCAACGATATCGTTGCGCGTGATGTACGCGCCGCACAACTCCAGCATGTCGGCGTGCACAAAAATGTCGAAGTATTTGATCCACTCCCGGGCTATGTCACGTTGATCGTCGCGGCGGTAGAAACCGTAACCCTTAGACCAACTGAACCACATAACGTGAGCGGAAATCCAGGGGCCAAGGCCGCGCGCGTCGGCAATTTCCGGCGTAACGAACTCGCCCTGGAAATCGGAACGCGGCACGGGCGATGTAACGGTGCTCCCGTCGGTCGCCAGTATTCGCGTGGCTGTCCAGCCCTTTTCCGTGCATACAGCTTCCAGCGTTATTGTCATGCCGTAGAGTAGCGGCTTGCCGTAAACGCTGGCGACTGTTCCGAGCAGGAATATATCGGGATGGTTGTCTACTTCGACAAAGCCGAAATGTTTTTTCGGCGAGAAAAACTTTAGCTTACCAGTCAGCGTTTTTAACATTATGACGTTTCCTTACATGGGGAGAAGGGGGCTTGTTTCCAGGAAGCGGTCTACCGCGTCCCGGGAGTTGATAGTGTGATACTCGACGGACAGGTCTGTCAACCATTTTTTCCACAAATTTTGTGTGACACTCAATCGTCCGCCGCGCGGGCGTTTGAGTTCGACAAACGCGACGCGATTGTGCAGGACGCACAAACGATCGGGAATTCCCTTATACCACAACGGGTTAAGTTTTATGCACAACCCTCCACGCAATTTAATCTGGTCGGCCAGATATTTTTCTATTGACGTTTCCCGGATTTTGGACATACGGTTGTGTCACACATTATTGCGTGACAGTCAACACCGGGAGAATTCACATGCTATTGCTGCTCATCATCGTTACACTGCTATTTATCGGGGCGAACTCGGAAAAACCCGCAACGCATTCCTATCCACCGGTCACGCCGCCCGAACCGCTCGACGATTACGACGATTACGACCTTTACGACGCTCCCGTAACGCCATTTAATGTATTCGACAATGCATTCGACGATTACGCGGAGACGTGGAACGCTCATCAAGACAGACTTCGCAACGAAGCCTGCGTCCAGACACGTCTGTACAGTGGCCCGCGCGCTCGCGGCTATGTCGGCGACGCGCGCTTTAAACACTAGGGGCGCGTAACTTGGATACCGAAAGAGAGAAGCGTAGCCTGGGGCCATTCATGAGCGCGGCGGAAACCCGCGAGGTAGCGCTGTACGATAACGACATAACGGCGATGAAGGCGCGTATCCACCGTCTGCAACGTCTCCGGATAACCGTTTTGAACCGTGTGCGCAAGCGCGCTAATCGTGAAAAGGAAACGTCATAATGTACGTCGCTATCGTTAAAGACAACGGCTTCGCGCCGTCGAATGAGGTGTCTCCGGACGGCAAAGCCGTGTATGTCATGCCGTCCAGGGAGGCGCGTGAACTGGTAGGCTACGTAGCCAATCAACCGGTTGACGTTCGTGTGGCCTCCACGCTGCGCATGCTGGCCGCCGCGTTTATCGAGCAGTGTGATTACGTCTTATCGTGCGCGCCAGAGCAGCGCCTGAATATATCCGTCGCGAAGCAGTCGGCCAAGCTGGCGTGCGACTTCGCGGTAAAAGCCGCGATCAACGATACCCACAAGGATTGACCAACCGTGCGAGTAATATCTCCCGCTCCGTCCGCCGGACAACCCGCGCACTCCAATGTGGTAGGCGGTTCCACCGCTAAACTGCGGCGTTTGTGCAGCGCCTCGCGCGTCGAGGAAAGCAAGCGCGTCGAGGCGGACGACTGGAACGTCTACGCCGCGACCGGAACGGCGCTCCACAAAATCGTGGAGATAGCGGTAGATGAGGGACTGTCAGATCAACAGCTATTCGACGAATTTACCGGCGTCATTATGGAACGTGTGGAAATAACGCGCGAACACATCGCGGGGAAAATCATTCCCGCGCTTGACTATCTGGAAATGTCGGGTATCGTGGACTGCACGCTGCGGCTGGAAAGCCGCGTGGAGTTCGCGCCAGAAGGCCACAAGCTTTTCCCACACATCCCCGGTGCGTTTGGCGGTACTGACGTAGCGTTTAAACAGCCGGTCACTAACGGTCGGGCTGGCGTGCTGGACTATAAATTCGGCGACGGGGACATTATATCGCCGTCTGACAACGATCAGTGCCGTTTTTATCTTGTCAGCCAGATCGCATGCGGCTACTTGCCCGTGCAGGAGACTTACGAGGCTCATATTTTCCAGCCCTCGACGAAGTTACGGGTTGAGGAATACGGCTCGGTCGCCCATTACACGCTGGACGATCTGGTATACTTCGCGGAGGATTTAGCCGACGCCTTGAGTTCCGCGCCGGAGTACGTAACTGGCGAGCACTGTTATCGTTGCAAGGGCAAGCTCACCTGCGCCGCCTACAAGTCCATGCTGACAACAATAAACGACACGGACGTGCGAGGGTTGTCCGCCAGTCAACTGGCGAGCTATCGCAACCTCGTGCCCGCCCTGGAGGCTTTTATACGCGACGTTAAAGATGCGTGCCTTCGTAACGCCCAGGCAGGCATAGCCATTCCCGGCTGGAAGCTGGAAGCGTCGCTTGGCGATAGGACGTGGAAGGACGAAGGAACCGCTCTCGCGGCGCTGGGGCGGCTTGGCGTACCCGCCGATGTGCGCGTCATCAAAACGGCCATGTCCGCTCCGAAGGCGCTGGACTATATGCGGGGTACGCTTCTCACACCGCCCAAAGAATTGAGCGCTTTCGAAAAGCGGCATATCGTGCGGCGCGAGAACGGTGAGAAACTGGTCAAGGCCCGGCCCGGGGAGGATACCGCGACGGCGCTTAACAAGCTCAGCGTGGCGATGCGCGCTCGCGGTTATTGAGGTGTGGACGATTACCGGGAGGTGTTGTGGCGTAAATTTTTGTACGACGGGCTGGACTTCGGCGCTGACCCGGTAATGCTGGATTATATCGTGCGGCGGTGTCATGACGAACGCATACCATACACACTTGACGCGGAACCGGGATACCGTTACCGGATCACGTCGAAAATAAACTTCCAGGCAATATTGGCGGCACTACCCGCCAAGATTGTGAAGACAAAAAAACTACGCGAATTCACCGTTTAAACGTCTATCAACAAAGGGTATCCCATATGACTACGACTGGAACCGCGCTCGCCCGGTTTGGCGGCAAAGACGTGCTCGCGCAATACGCAACGCAACTCATGGGCGTCAGCCTGACGGTGGGCGACGGCGACGGGAAGCCGATTTTGAAATTGTCCGAAAGCGGCGAGTGGTCGTTCGGCGCGGATAGCGAACCGCTAGGTCATCACATGGTCGCCGTGCATCCGTTTTCAGCGCGGCACGGCTACATCGCGTTCGAAACAAAAGGCAACGCCGTCGCGATGACGGAAGACGACCAGCTAGCGGACATTCTTGTGCCGCTATCGTCGAAGCTCATGCATCCGGACGAACTCCCCGCGCTATTGGAGCCTCGCAACAAACGCGACAAAATGGCGGAGTGGAAGCTTCAGATGAGCCTGGATATGGTTATTATTTCCGGCCCGCACGAGGGCGTCAACGTGGTGTACAAGCCGACTTCACGTGGCGGCCTGAAAATGTTTCGCAAAATCTGTGAGGAAATCGCACGGCGTATCGAAAGCGGAGAACAGGACTTGCTAGTCCCGGTTATAGAGTTGTTCGCGGACAGCTATCATAACAAGGCGTTCAACAAGACAATCGTGACGCCGGAGTTTTTTATAGACGAATGGGTGTCGCTCGATACGGCATACATCGGTCGTGCGGGAAAGCTACACGGCGAGAAGCCTGTAAAGTCCGCGAAGCCTGTAAAGTCCGCGAAGCCGCCGAAACATGATGACGTTATCGACGTCGATTACGAGGATATGAGCGATGACGCGCCGGGCGATGGCCGTGGCTCGCGTGTGAAACCGACAAAATACGGTAACGGGCCGGAGCCTGAAGCCGTTGAAGCTCCACGCCGCCGACGCTCCGAGCTGGAGCCTGAAGCCGTTGAAGCTCCACGCCGCCGACGCTCCGAGCCGGAGCCTGAAGCCGCTGAAGCTCCACGCGGACGCCGGGGCAGAGACGAAGCGCCGGAGCCTGAGGCCGCTGAAGCTCCACGCCGCCGACGCTCCGAGCCGGAGCCTGAAGCCGCTGAAGCTCCGCGCGGACGGAACGCATCTAGTGGCGCCAGGGCGCGCCGCTAGCTAGACGCGTATATCCGGGAACCGGTCTTGCGTATCCCGGATATACGCTTCCAGCGCGTATCCGCGGTTAAAAAGGAGCAGATTGTGTCACTCGCGCATATCACCGCCGCCAAGCGGCGAGAGATTATTATGCTGGCTCACAAATTGACTGGCAACTCTACACGTCGCGCCGCCGTGCAACCCAAATCCTCATCGGCAGGCTCCCCGCCATGCGCATCCACATCCACCTGGACTTTGAAACCTTCGGCGTAGCCGATTTGAAAAACGTCGGCGCGTATGCCTATGCGAGCGACGGTTATACGGACTGCCTGCTGGCTAGCTACGCCATCGCGGACAGACCCGTAAAACGCTGGCGTCCGGGCGATCCCTATCCGTTTAAACATCTGGCGAGCTACGAAATTCACGCCTGGAACAGCCAGTTTGAAAGACTGATCTGGACACATATCATGACGCCGGTCTATGGCTGGCCCGCGCTGCCCCTCACGGCGTTTATATGCACATCCGCGCAAGCGCGGCTCACCAGCGCCGCGCCTGCGAAGCTGGAAGCGGCGGCGCTCTTCCTGGATCGGCCCTTCAAAAAAGACATGCGCGGCCATCGTCACATGCTTAAAATGTGCCGCCCGGCGGACGATAAGACGCAAAACGAATGGATGCGCCGCAATCCCGGGCGCACATGGGATGACGCCAAGCGCTGCCATCACACACCGCTGGCGCTGAACACGCTGCACAACTACTGTGACCTGGACGTGGAGGCTGAACGCGATATTGCCCGCGTGCTGCCCGCATGGCGCGACGATGACTTGCTCGCCTTCTGGGAGAGTGAGCGTATAAACGACCATGGTCTGGTTGTGGACGTGGACTTCGCGAAAGTCGCGAGCGATTACGCCGACGAAGAAAAAGCGTATTTTAACTGGCGCATAGCGGAGTTGACGGATAACGTGGTCACCACGCCGCGCCAATTCCAGCGCATCAAGGAATGGGCGCTGCCACGCATGCCTGCCGCCGCCGTCAAAATAACCGAATTCTACGAGGATGGGATCAAGAAGAATTCATTCGACGCTGACACACGCTCAAATCTACTCAATGAGCTATCCGCCGACGCGGACTTCATGGACGCCGATCTTGCGGAGTTCGTTCAGCTTCTCGACTTGGCGGGTAAGTCCACAATCGCAAAATATCAGGCGATAGCGTCCCGCGCCGTTGATGGATTGACAGATAATAACCCCCGTGTACACGGCGCCTATATGTTCGCCGGGGCGGCTCAATCGGGGCGCTACTCATCGCCGGGCATACAAGTGCACAATATGGTGCGTAAGGTTCCGGAAGACGCTTCACGCATAATCGCCGCGTTTAAACACCGATGCGTAGGACGTCAATTTGGCGAACCGCTGCATCTTTTAGGCCAGCTTGTGCGCCCGACGATCACCGGCGATCCCGATGACCGCTTTGACCTCGTGTGGTGCGACTGGTCGAGTGTGGAGGCTATGGTGTTGCCGTGGCTCACACTGGACGCAGGCGCGGACGATAGGCTTGAGGCGTTCCGGCGTGGCGAGGATATCTACCTTAAAACGGCGTCCAGGATCGCCGGACGTACGATCACCAAGGCGGACGCTTTCGAACGCAACTGTTTCGGCAAGGTTCCGGAATTGTCACTAGGCTATTGTGGCGGAGCCGGAGCGTTCAAATCCATGATGAAAAACTACTCGGTACACCTGCCCGAGAAGCAGATCGTCGAGATTGTGAAGACGTGGAGGGCGCAAAATCCATGGGCTATGGCGTTTGGCGACGGCTTGGAGCAGGCCGCCATGAACGCGATACGCTATCCCGGATCGAGTTATTCACACGGGCGCATAGGTTACGTCTTTGACGAAGACGCCCTGGACGGCATCGGGGCGCTATATGCCGTATTGCCGTCCGGGCGAAAGCTCTGCTACCCGAATGCCCGCATAGACGTTGTACGGACGCCCTACGGACGCGACGGGTTGCAGATAACGGCCATGAAGGGCGCGTGGCATCCGAAGCGTGGCGAAAAGGAATGGCCGCGTGTCGGCATATGGAAGGGCTTGCTGGTTGAAAACGCCTGCCAGGCAATTGCGACCGCCGATCTGCTGAACGCCAGCCTGCTACGCGCCCGCCAGAAATACCGGCTGACCGTCGCCGGGCACACGCATGACGAAATTCTCATCGAAACGCCCGATCCGGAACGCGACGCCAAGCGTCTGCTGGAATGCATGTTGGAAAAGCCTGACTGGCCCGGTATAGACGCGCTTCCGCTTCGAGCGGAAGTAGACTGCGGCTTCAGATACAAGGTAAAATTCTGATGGACGAACTTATCGACTTGCACAACGTTATAGACCTGCGCGAGGTTTTCACACGTGAACAACGCGCGAACAAATTGCTTGAACCCCTCGATTTAGGCGAGGTGGCGGATATCGTGAACGCCCTGGACGGCATTCCTTGCGATATCGTGTGCGCAAATTGCGGGTTTCCTGAATTCAGGATTGTCCAGAAAACCCCCGAGAACAGGCTCAACGGGACAGGCGTAATTTATTGCTGGGTTTGTAAAACTATCGTGGGCACGATAAACTTGCGCGCGGGCCAGGAGGATACGCTAAAGTGACAACTATCGCATGGGATATGTACGACGTGAGCGTGGATAGTTCCGATCGAACCGCGCCGCGATCTCTGCTAGAATGGGCCTCTGTCAAGCTGTTGCTTGCAGAGGCCTTTTTCAGCGATGTTAGTCGCGGGCTGGGGCGGAGCTTTTGGGAACTACAGACCAGTTCGTTGGCGGTAGTTGGGCGCGCAAGGCGTCCAGCTTCTCCGCTTGATGCGCGATCTTAAGCTCCGTAACCCGGTCATTGACGGCGGTCAGCGTCAGGATCAACCACACGGACAGCGACGCGAGCGTGGCGAGCATAATGAATATGTCCCTCGCGGCGGAGAGTGCGCGGAAAACGTCGAACGGCTGACGGCTTTCAGACTTCGTGATGATCGCCACAAGCTGTTTGATATCTTTGCCGTACTCATCCAGCGTGTTCCTGACACCGATCAATTCTTTATTCGTCAGCTTGGCGTGCGTCTCCAGATCCTGCAACCGCCCGTGTGTGTCGGCGTAGAACTCGGTTCGGGACTTATCTGTCTGTGAGGGTGACGCCATTTTATCCACGCTTCTTACCGATCAACTCTTTCAGCGCGCCGATAATGGCCGTGCCGCCGCCGCCAGACGCCATCGCCTTGCGTTCTTCCGATTTCTGCCACGCATAGATACCCGCCAGCGCCATGATGGGGCCACCGATCATAAGCACACTGGGAGCCTGAGCCAGAAACGAGTACGACCCCTTGAACGCCTCAGCGATCACAACCGTGCAGGATGCGCCGGAGTACAACATGGCGATCCAGCCCGAAAGTGGCCGCCAGCCGGAGTAAAAACTGCCACGCTCGTAGTCCATCCTCACGAGCTCGACATGCGCGTCAATCTGTTTGCCGACTGTCACGGCCTTTTCCGCTTCAGCTTTGAATGCCGCTTCAGCCCGTGACAGACTGGCCTTGATGACTTCCGGGTCATTACTCCCCAGCGCCGCGTCCACGGCGTCCGATGTGGGAGACACGCCCAGCACTTCAGCGATGATCGATATCGCCGCGCCCGCCAGTGGGCCGCCAAGCGCCGTGGCGAGGCTCGGCGCGAGACTTTTGATCTTGTCTAGATTAACCATTTTATGACCCCTATGATTGCGAGGATGATTAGCACCGCGAACGCCACCAGCGGCGATCCCTGCGACTGTGGCGCGGGAACGGGTAGCGGCGGTTTGGATGGCCGGGGTGTGGTCACACCGCCCGCCATACGCTTACCCGCCACTCTCACATCCGCCACACGGCGCGACCAGCCCGTGCCAAATACGCTCCACGTCCGGAGCGCCCGCAAAAAACCCATGCGTTTGTCGCAGATCGCGTCGACCAGATGGGCGGCTGGCACATCGTCAGACCTATCGAGTGTGAGCGGGCCAATCACACCATCGTCATTGACGCCTAACGCTCGCTGTAGCCATTTGGCCGACTGCGCCGGGCCGCTATTCACTGCCCCGTCAAACACAACGTAGTCGATGCCGCCGGGTAGATCGTCCCCGCATATTTTATCCCAGTAAAGCGCGCGATAGATGTCCCGAAGCTCAGCGTCACCGAGCATGCGCACAGAGCGCGGAATGAGGCCGTGGCTACGCCGGTAACCGTCATACACGCGCTGGATGACGCCCTTCATCGTCGCGCCGCCGGGATCGCGGGGGTGGTTTGAGTAACCCCCCTCATGTTTCAGGACTAGCGTCAGACTGGCGTCAAAATTTTCACGGCTCACGCTGCTCGCCTCCCTATGCCGGATTGAGGGGTAGATAAACGGCGGTGTAACCCGCCGATCCGGCGCTCGCCATTGAAATCGTGAGCGCCGCGTTGACATTCCCCCATCGAATAAATCCCGCCGCGAACCGGAACGTCCCGATGTCCGTATCCGCGTATTCCGCGATGTTCGTACACGTGACCGTCGCGGTATCCGCCGAATGGGCCAGATACCCCAGCACGCTGCCTCCCTCCGCCACGGCGACGGCTGTTGATGGCCCCGAGCCCGTACTGGCTTGAGTAAACACCGTACCGATCGTGTGCGCGCCAAAAACCAACACGGTGTCTATGACGAACGTCGCCGTCGTTGACGCACCATAAGTGATTACCAGGCTGTCGTTACGGTTAGCGGTGTCAATATAAAACACCGACATTACAATATCCGGGGTAGCCGCGGTATTGATAATCGACGCAGCCAGCGTGCACGCCACACCGCCCCATGTGCAGCCGCTAATCGTGGTGTTGACTTCCAGAGCGATACAGAAATAGATGCGTGCCGTGTCCGATCCCATACCGTAGCTTACGGCTATCGCATGCGTCGATGTGGTTGACGCCGATACGCTAGCGCTCGACGTAATCGCTGGTATGACGTGCAGCGCCGTTTTTGGAGTGACCACAACCGCCTGTATACGGTTTGTTCCCGACGTGCCCGCCGCTGTTACCGTGAGATTTTTATTTGTCAGCGAGGGGGTCAGATCGGCGGCTGCGGACGTCCGGTAATCGCCCTGATCGGCGTCATTGATCTCCGTGGCGTTCGTCCAGGTAAACGTCGCCGTATCCGTCGGACTGTAACTCTGGCAACCAATAAACCCACCAACAGGCAGGCGCGCGGTTATCGCCGGACTGGACGCGGCGCTGGCGGAATATGCATCAAACCCGACTATCGGCCAGCAATCCGCACTCTCATACACATCGAAACTGGTGCCAGCGATAACCGCTCCCGCGAATACCGCGTCGACGGTGAGCGCGCCCGCCGTAGGGATGTGAGCAACTAACGTCCTGAAATTCCCCGCGTCCGCCTCAATGATCGACAATCCGGCTCCGCTTATCGTCAGACTGTTCAAGGTCACGCTATTCTCGTAGGCGGCCATAACGTATAGCGTGCGGCTATCGCCCGAATATTGCAGGTCGCCGCTCGATATGGTAAAGCTTCCCGTCGAAGAGGCGAGCAGGTTGATGGCGTAATTGCCAACATATCGAAATCGGGGGTTGATTAATGACCCCATCTGACGTCCGCCAAAACCTGTGAGTTGGTTGATCCTAAGCATCGGTGTTCGCATTCGTAGTGTAAAAGAGGGCCACGCCGTGGATGCGCGCATCGACCGCGAGAGTATCCAGCACATCCGCCGGGTTGCGGAACAGCCGGAATACGACAAGATCGCCCTCAGCGGGCGTGCCGTCCACCGTGAACGCGGCGGATGTGGGCGTCGTATATTTGAAATCGGTTGAACCGCCGGTGTCCGTGACGCTGGTTGACGCGGTATACGTGCCGTTCATCGCCTCACCGTCGCTGACCGCGAACGCCTGCAATGTGAACAACACTCCAAAATTCGTGGTGGTCGCTGGATGTGACCACAGCACGCGGTACGTCAACGTCCCCTCGTTCCAACCTTTTGGCATCTCCCACTGCCACGCGACGGTTGGAAATCCCGTGGTGCTCAGGCTCATGACCGGATAAATCCCGCCACCCGCCATTTCCAGCACGGAATACACGCCGCCGCCTGATGCGGGGGCGGCCATCGCGGACGCGGGGATATAGACCGTCTGTAGCCCGGCGCCGATATTGGCGAGCGATGCGGTTGAGACGCTCGCCTTGGCCTGACCGCCGGTCGCGAAGTCCCAGGTAATTGTCGCCGTGTCCGTCGCCACACGCTCCGCCGTCAGCGCCGCGTCCGTCGCCGCGACGATATACTGCGCGGTTTCCGGCGCGAACACATCAGGAATGCCGACGATAACGCGCCACGATCCGGATACCCTCACGATAATACACGGCTCATTCACGCCGATATCGCCCGATATCAGCGCGCCCCCGATGAAGTCCACAAGCGGCTCCGCGCCCAGTCCGTCCACGTTGACCGTCGCCGCGCCGGTATTGGCAAAGCTCGGCGTAATGCTAAGTATCTGACCTTCGGCGTAGGCGGTAATCAGCCCCGTGGTGACCGTGTAGGCGTTCGCCGAGCCGCCCGTCGGCCATGACTGTTTCAGCGTGTTAACGGCAAGCGCCTGCACCGACGCGGCGGATAGCTGACCCACAATCCTGAACGCACTCGCTGTACGCAGGACGATGTATCGCCCGTTCTGGACGATATCGCCCGCGCCCAGTTGCACGCCCCGGCTGTCATACACCGCCGACGCGCCAAGCCCGTCAACGTTCAGCGTCACGGCTCCCGTGGAGGTGGCGTGCGCGACGAAGGCAACTATCTGGCCCTGCGCGTATGCGCCGAGCGTATAACCGGAAATCAGCGTGTAGGCCGGTTGCGCGCCAGCCGTCGTATTGTTGCCGGACAAGCCGTTTATCACAAAACGGGCCAGCGTGGCCATCATTTCGCGACCGGTGTCGTTGACTTCGGAATAAGCCATGTTTTCCGGCCAGCCGTTCGGCGGCGCGCTGTTGTTATTCGCCGCAACCGGATCGTAGCTGAATATCTCTGGCATTGCGCGAGGCTCCGTTTAAACGCTTCTTACATCTGCGGCGCTATCGAGGCGGTGACACCGTACACGTTGAACGCTATCGTGTCCACGCTGGACGCGCGCACATAAAGCATATCGCCCGTCTTGAGTTGTATCCCGGAATTCGTCGTAACGGAATTAAAATCGAACGTCGCCTTGGCCGCGATGGCCATGTCGTAGAAAAGCGCATTGGTCAATGAGGGCGCGCCGCCCGCGTCAACGTGGAACACGCGAAAAGTGAGCGCTCCGGCGGACGTGTTGCACACCAGCAACCGCGTTACTTCAGTATCGAGCGACGCGGTGAACGCCAGACTGTCCGTCGTAACCGCTGGCCGTAAACTCGCCAGACGGGAACCCTGACCGGCTTCGACCGTCACTGGAAGCCTCCCATAATGCTGCGCAGCGCTTCTTCAAGCGTGCTGCCCGGCGCTTGCTGACCCGCTATGAAACCCGTCGTCGCGTTATCGGGAAGCACGTATTGAGGGATGCGCCGCGTAGCGTCGGCGATCCTCGCGCCACCGGCGCGGGCCATGGAGAACAGCGGCGGAAGCGCGCTGCTGGTCGCAATGTTCTCCGCCGTGCCGGACGATTTAGGATAGCCTTTCACAAGCACGTCATCGTAATCCTGAAGCATCTGTTTAAACTCGCCGCGCGGTGGCAGCCCCGTCCGCGTGCGGTTCGCCGCCGTGCTGATCGCGTCGGGATTTTTAGCCATGTCCTTCAATATTTTATAGCCCGCATAGTCTGCGTCGACCGCTTGCAGGAGGCGCGCCTGACGCGGTGGAGCGGACGCCCGGAAGGCCTCATCCAGAGTGTCGCGCAACTGCCTGAACACCGGCGCGAGATTGACGTCGTTCGCGCTGTTAGCGGCTTTCATGGCGTCCTTGCCAAGCTTCGAGCGTAAATTCTTGTACTGCGCGCCAGATACCACGCGACCCACGCCTATCTCTCGCATGAAATCGTTGAACACCTTGTTAAGCTTCGCCGACTTCTCGTACGGCAACCGCGCGCCATACGCCGCGCGAATGGTTTCAATGCGGGGGAGCATGTCCGGAAGCATCACGTCCACGCCGGCCAGCGCATGATCGTAGCGCCGTGTGAAGTTGTCTCGCGCGCGCCCCACAGCTTCCGTTGAAAGCTCGCCCGCCGCGATATCGGCGGGGTCAAACCCGGCGCGCTCCATAAGATAGGAATACATCTGCTGCGGACGCCTCGCGACGTCCTGACCCCCGCCCGTGTAACCCGCCGCGATACGTTCGGCCAGACGCGCCTGCGGACTGGCGATGCGCTCCGCCGGGGTCACCGGCAAGCCAGCCGCCTGCAACCTCGCGACTTTCTCCTGAAACGCCGGGCCACGCGCGGCTGGCGCGACGCGAGGCACAACCGCGCGATAAAGACTGCTCGCGCCCTTGAGAAGGCCATAACCCGCCGCGCCCGTGAGCGCGCCACGGCCAGCGCCCCTGGCACGTTCCTCCACGCCGCCTTCCGCGTTACCCGCGCCATAGGCCGCGCCCGCGCCAAGCGCCGTCCGCAAGCCGCTTCCCGTCCGTACAGCGCCCCTTATCGCTCCAAGGGGCAGCGCAAGGCCGGATAGTATCTCCGCGCCCGTGGACGTGTACGGGCGGCGCTCAGCGTACTCCTTATTACCCTGCCTCACATCGTCCCGGACAGCGCGGTAACCTTCGCCAAAACCTTTACCGGATAGCAGCGAGCCGATGCCGCCACCTACGCCAAGCGCCTCATCGCCAAAGCCGAAGGTCACACCGTTCCATAACGGATTTAGAATGGAGCCGCCTTGCGGTATGGGCGCACCTTCCGGCGTGGTCGGGGCTGCGGCCTGCGCCTCACCCCTGGCGATTTGCCGGTCGAAATACTCGACCGCTTTAGCGTCACCCGCGCCTTGCGCCCGCGTCCGCATAACCTGATATTCACTGACCGTCGGCATGCGGCCCTCCATAGAGGCTTTCATAGGAGCTTTCAGGCTCCGGCGGCACACCGATCTCATCACGGCGGTTGCCTATGACGCTTCCGAGTTCGCCAAGCGTCGTGGACAGCGTGACATAGGCGTCCATAGCCGCTTCGTCGCCCTTCTCGATAGCGGGTACGAGACGGCGCATCTGGTTCAGTATCTCACGCCCTTTCACAACTTGCCGGATATTGCTTTTCAGAACTTCCTTATCCTGCCCGATATCCAGCGAGCCTTGCGTCGCCTGAAGAAACTTGATTTCCTGCACGGTCACGTTGCCTAGAGCGCCGCCAGTCTTGCTTTCCTCACGCATTTCATTCAGGCGGTCAAAGCCCAGGATGGACTTTATCGGATCGAGCGCACGGGCAAGCCTGGATGCATCTGTCGATAGCAGGTTGACGTAGGGCAATTCAGTCAATCCCTTGGCGATTGTGCCCGTGGAGGCCAGCCCCTTGTCGATATAGGCAATCGCCAGATCGGCATTCGTCCGGAGCGTGCCCAGGTCGCGCGCGTCCGTCGCGAATTTATGCAACCGCTGCGCGACACCTTCCCGGCGTTTCAGATCGTTCGCCGTTCCGGGCGCGTCGAAGCCAAGCGCGCCGTAAAGTTCATTGGTCTTCGCGCCGGTATTGATCAGGAAGCGACCGCGTTTCGCCGTCTCCTGCGGCAAGTCCAGCGTATCCAGTTCAGCGTTTAAACGATCCCGTTCGGCCTGCTCCTTCGCCAGCTTGGCCGTTTCCGTGCGCGCGGCCTTCTCATCGTCTGTCGGCGCGTCGCTATCGGCCAACATCTGCAATCCCTGCAACCGCTGCGCCGTAGTGCCTTTCAGGATCATGGCGTTGGCGATCTGACGCATAAACGGACGGTTATCGGGTAGCGGCTCCAGACCTGTACGCGCAAGTGGCGATATCCGTGGCTGTTCGGCTACCCGCACCGGTAGCGCGGGTAGCTTGTTCGCATAGGTGACGCCGGGCGTCTCGACAAGACCGCTAAGGCGTCCCTGGAATTTAGGGGCGGGCGCTGACGCCTGACCGGGAATGGTTGCCAGCGGAGACGCCGGAGCCGATGGGGGCAGCGGGCCGGTACGTGCGTTCTTCATAACCTCGCTGACATTCGAGACTGGCGCTCCAGGCAACGTAAGGTAGCTGTCCGGCCCGGCCGGCGCAATCTGACCCGGCGGCGTAAAGTAGCTTTCATCGTCAAAAAGATCGGGCATGGCTCACCTTGTAACCGTCGCGCCCCGGTCGCTCGAACGCGACCCCGGCTTCGCCGTCTGGCTGGTATCCTGGCCGCCCGCGCGCTGCGCCATAAGCTGCGCCAGCATAGCGTCAAATTCGGCCTTCTGTTTACGCTCCGCCGCGTCCGCCTGCGCTTTTGTCAGATTGATCCGGAGGTTTTGTGCGTCTTCATCCGCTTGCGGGAGACTGCCAAGATTTTTAAGGATATTGAGGTAAGGGTTGGAACCGTCATAGCCAGCCGCCGCAAGTCCCATGCCAGCTTGAAACAACGGGTTTTGCACCGTCCCGCGAAGCTTGCCCTGCACACCCTTCAAACCGCTTTTAACGTCCGTCGGCATATCGGGCAACGCATCGACAAGCCCGCCGAACAAGCCGCCCAAAAGACCGGTTTTCGGCTTCCCCGCTGGCGCTGGCGTCAAACCTGGAGAACCGGGTTGCGACAACGGCGCTCCGTCCGCGAACAGTCCTTGCGGAGCCGCTGGCGCGGACGCCGGTAGTGGCGACGCCGCACCCGTAGCGGGCAAACCGTCATTGCTGGCATACAGATCGTTGCCGAAGCTCTCACGAGAGCGGTCAAGCGACATGGGCCGACCGCTTGCGCGGTTTATGTAGCGATCCATTTCAGGCGAACTCGCGCCCGTATACGCCGCTCCCGGCCCAGGGGCGGGTATGGGAGGTCTTACCGCTTCGGCGGGCTTCACACCCGGCGGCACGCTTGCGAATAACGAATTAGCGCCCTCGAAATCGGCGGGGGCGTTCGGTTGCGGCTTTGCCATGAAGTCGATACTGGCGTTCGGTTGCGGCTTTGCCGTGAAGTCGATACTGGCGTTCGGTTGCGGCTTTGCCGTGAAGTCGTAACTGGCGTTCGGAATGGGCTTCGCGGCGTCCAGACGCGCGCCTTTATTAGCCCTCATGACTTCCTGCGCCGGATCGCCAAGCAATCCCCCGCGCGGTGGATCAATATCGACGCTGGCGTTCGAGGCATTACGCAAGGCGTTAAAATCCAGCGTGGCGTTTGGAGCCTTGACCGCTCCATTCAAAGCGTTGCCGAACAGACCGCCCTTCGACGCCGCGACTGGCGTTTGCGCCGCTGCTGGCCCGCCACTGAAAAGCAGCTTCGCGCCGCCAAACACAAGAGGAATAAGAGCTTGGCCCATGAAAACGCGCTCCTTAAAACAAAGCCGCGATTGACGCCGCTGTACCTAAACCCTGCATCAAACCGGAGCCGCCGCCGCCGGACTGACGCGACGTGGATGTGCCGCCATACTGCCCCTGGATCATCGCAAGATAATCCTGCAACGCCGACATATCCGCGCCCTGACCGTAGTTAAACCGTTTGATATCGTCTTCAATCGTCCGAAGCTGCTGATCCTGGAACGTCTTGCCCGCGCTCTGCAACTGCTTCGCGTCGCCAAACTGTGCGTCACGGATGCCGCTCGCCTGCCCCAGAGCGCCCAGACGCTCATCAATGCCCTGACCGTACAACCCGGCTCCCGCGCTCGTAAGACCCTGCTGCGCTTGCGTCTGGCGGTCACGTTCCGCGCTGTAGTTACCGCCATAGATATTCGCGGCAAGCGACCCGAGACTGTCCGTCAAGCCTTCGCTCGCACGCCCTAGCGCCAGTTCGTGCATCGTCGATCCCGCGTTTCCGGCCATGCCGAATTGCGACGATATGCCGGGGATGCTGGTCTCGTTGAAATCGTCCGTGACTTTTTTAGACGCCGCACCGTAAACCTGATCGAGGAACGGATTGTTTTGCAGGAAATCGCCGCCCGCCGTTTGCTTCATGCCCGCGACGCCGGAATTCAGGATATCTGCGTAAGGATTGTCTGATCCCTGAAACACACCGGATGTGTAGTTCGCCGCGTTGTCGATAACCGGATTACCGCCCTGAGCGGTATTGACCTGCTGGTTAAGACCCGCCAATTGCGGATCGGACAGATCGGCGTAGGTCTGGCCGGGATAGTATGTTGACGGCCCATCCTCATACAGACGCCGCGCTTCCGAGAAGCCGCCAGCCAGATAGGGCTGCTGCGCGGCCCATGGCGCGGTATCCGTCTTCGTCGTTGTCTTGGTTGACCCCATGCCCATGTTTAAACGCCTTTAATCGACCGCCTTGCGCATCGTGATCATTTTATTCGTGTAGCCCAGCGGCGCGCAATAACGCTCCCATCCCGGGCGTCCCTGAAACGCCATAAACTGACAGCCCGTTGATTTTGCAAACGCTTCGAGTTGCTGCTGACCTTCGGCCAGCCAGTCTCGCGCGTGTTTACCGGCAACCATATAAACGAGTAGCTGGCGGTAACGTGAGTAATCCTGTATCTCGGTCACCGCGATGCCGCGATCCCCGGATATGCTCCACAATTGCATACCGCCATGTTGCACGCAAGTCAATATGTCATCGGGGAAATGCCCGCTATCGGCGCGCTTGAGCACACGCCGGATAAGCGGCTCAAACGTATCCCATCCGTTCACCGCGTCCGCGCCGTAAATGCGTGTGAGCATGCCGCTTACCGTTTCTTCGGCGCAATCGGCATAGAGCGATCCATCATCGGTGGTTTCCCCGGCACGTTGACGCCGTTCTCCGTCGCATACTGCGCCAGTTGCTGCGGCGATAGATTGCCGAACAGCGATACCGGGCTGCTATAGCCCGGATTTTGCCGCGTAGGTGGTACGATGGGCGCGGGCGCTCCGCCGCTGACTTCACCGCCCGGTACTCCGCCCGGCTGACCGCCGTTACCCGAGAGCAGCGTGGACAGAATGCCACCCAGACCACTGTTACCCGCGAGCATGGGCATAATGCCGCCCAGACCGTCTTTCATGAGCGTATCCGGCATGCCGCCCATAGCGTTAGAACCTTGGCCCATTTAGCGTCTCCCTCGTATTTTAAGCGGATTATCCACGCCTAATTCCACACGCGCGGCGTGGTCGAAACCCCCCGCGATCCTGACCCTGTAGCGATGATATCGCGCGTTTATGCGCATGTCCGCCTGCCCTATATCGTTCACGTTCACAAATGCGCCCATAACCGGGTTTTCGTACACGCGGCCACGCGTGATCGGCGCAACCTGTATCGTCGCGACTGACGATACATCCACGATAGGCCGAACGCCGTTCACATAACCGCGCTTCGACATACCTACGCCAAACTCGCCGGTATCGATCTCCGCCGTCAAAGGCGCGCCGCTGAAGGTCGAGCCGACATGGGATGGGCTGAAGCCCAGAAGGGATACCCCGCCCCCGACATACGCCGCGCTGTCCACGGATATGCTGGCGCTATCAATGTTGCCGCCCAGAACCGCGCCTATCGTGTCCAGATTGTAGCCGACGCTGGCGAACTCGCCAATATACTCCACGTCCAGCTCGGCATACGCCCACCGCTGCGACGCCCAGTTATACACTAAAATACGGTTAAACGTCGCCGCCGACCCGGTTGAACGGAAAACCCAGAATACCAGATTGCGCGTGCGGTCGACGGATCCCTGCATGTTCACGATATCGACGGCTGCGGCGTTATCCTTGAACCACTCATCGACTTTGAACACGCCTATCGGGCTAAGCTCAAGCGACGTCCGGTTAAGCTGGTAGAAACCTTCCGCCGAGTAGTAGAACACCAGATCTTTTGTCCAGCATACCGACCGCGCGGCTGGCGTGCCATGCTGCGTTGTCAAATCGTCAAACTTGAAAACGTTTGGAGGGCCGACGTAGCTTATGACCAGGATGTCGTTTTCCCGGAACGCTATACCGCGCGTTCCCGACACGATACGCTGCACCTGACCGCCGATGCCGCGCGTTCTGCGCCGTCCCGCCTGCGTTGTAAGGCTCGCGCCCCAGGTACCCGTGTTATTGAAGCCCGACCACGCAAACCCGCCGCTTTCAATCTCCGCCCCAAGCGTGTAATTTCCCACCATCAAAAAATCTCGAACCACGCCAAGCGCCTTACCGCGCGGCGGGCCACCCGGCAAATCGTCGAACGTCGCGGATACGCCCGCGTCGAAATATTGCAGGTTTGTGCCGCCGCCGTCCGTGGCGATGACGCGATCCTGGAAGTTCACGAAATCCCAGACCTGCGCTGAGTACACCGTGGCGGGCTTGTTCACGTTAGCCCATCCGCCCGCGCCGTCAAAAAGATACAGATTATCGGCGTCCGCTGCGAAGTTGTACACAACGCCAGCCCCGGCGCGCAGCCAGAAATTCCCGCGCGCGGTATCGGCGAGCGCCGTTGAAAAACCCTGTAAGCCCAAAAGCTCCCCGTAGGAAGTCTTCTTCGGCACGCAGTTTTTGACCAGCAACGCGCCGGGATTGTTATTCGCGGGCAGATCGGGTAGCCACTCTCCGAATGGGTAGTCAGCCATCGGCTATTGTCCCCCGGTTAAAAAATGACTTCCGGCGGACGCACCACAAGCGGGCCGGACGGCATACGTTTACGCTTTTCCTGCGTCTCCAACTGGCCGATAACACGCTCGAAACGGCTCTGATAGCGCGCAACCATCTCCGTTTCATCGATCCAGTCCCATGCCTCGATAAGCGCTGCAAAAAGATAGGCGTCGTAGTGATTAGCCAACAGCCAGTTTGTAGTGTTCAAATCGCTCAAAGCGTCGAAGCGCTTCACATAGGACACGTCCAGCGTAACCGGATCAGTCGAACCCACAGGCTGATCGATCTTTATCGCGTTGCCCTCAATCGTGTAGATAAGTCCGCTACCTGACGCCTGACTGAATGCATTCCGGGGCTGGAGGTTTATCTCGTGAAACTGTTGCGGCGTGAGATACTGCGCGTTCGGATCGTTCGCGCCCTGCACAAAGACGTGCTTGAAACCCAGAAAGCCCGCAGGCAGCGTCGCGGAGAATAGCGGACTGGTACAGCTTAGCGTCGTATCGGTTTCCTGTTCCAGCACTCGCACAACACGCCCTATGTGAGCTTCCGCCAGACGAATAAACGACTGCGCCATAGTCCCCAGATCGCCACGCGCCGTCCAGCCCGCCACGTCAGCCTGCAATGTCGCATAGTCCGTCACGGGTCAAATCCCTGGCGTTTAAACGCGAACTCTGAACTTGCTGTAATCCGCGTCGTAAAATTTCGACGAAAAGAACGCGCGCCACAGCATACCGTGCTGCTTCGGCCCGTCTTCCCACTGCTTCCTCCACACACGCCATAGCGTGAATGGTATTTTCCCCGCGATATGCCCGCCGGGCCGACGTTTCTTTATCGTGTCGGCAAATGCCGCCACTTCGTCCATAATCGTCTGGACGTGGTGGCCGGGCATACTCTCCCGCACAATGATTTCATCGTCCCGAACGTGCAGACTGGTCTCAATGACGCCCGTCGCGTTGAAGCCCAGATCGTAATCGCCGTGCAGGCTTTTAAGATCGCTCCAGTCCACACCCGCGACACGTTTACCCTCCCGCATGCCCGTTATCCTGTTTAAACGTGTCTGGCCGCCCGGCCACGGGGTTGTCGCGCGCGCTTCGTCTCTTCCGGGGGCGTGACTTCCGGTTCGCGAACCTTGATCGGTGTGGGCATAAACCGCGCGTTGTCCTTGACTTCACGGGTCACGCGATTACCGGAGCGCTTTTCGTTTTCGTTATCGCCCGGCGCGTCATCGTCACCGCCTTCATCGTTATCGCCTTCATCGTCCGCGTAGTAATCGCCCTCACCGTCTTCTTCAACCGGCTCATAGTCCAGGCGGGATGACGGCTTATTAACCTCCACGGACACCACCTTCTCGCGCGACACTTGCGCCTTGGCCTGCGTCCGCGTCGCGCCCATGGTAAGCGCCAGACCTTGCGCTATCGCTTCCGCGCTCAAGCCGCTCAAAGACGGATTAGCCCTCGCGGCAGCCTCCACACTATCAAAAACCCATGGACGCATGAATTCATCGTGCTGCAATTTGCTGACCGTTTCGACGAGCTCGCTATTGTTAAGCAGGTTGTGATCAGATGGCAACTCCACAACCTGACCCGGAACCAGCTTCGGACAGAGCTTCTTAATTCGCGGATCGCCGATAAGATGCTCCGGCGGACGTATGCCTATGCCACACGTCGCCCACTGTTTGCCCATGCGCCGAATTCTAACCTTCACCATCCGCGCCACGCTAATCTCCCCTTTGTCTTAAAAGCTCCCCGCCCGATAGCCGGACGGGGAGTTGTAGTTGTTAAGGCTGTATCTCGGTTGAATCAAAGACCATTTCAACCGCGCTGTCAATGTCCGCCACGATGCCGGACGCCCCGGAGTTACGCGCTTCAAGCGTGTAGTCCACCAGAAGCACACGTTTCTCGCTATCACCCGACTTGGCGATATCGAACTGCTGATAGGGATCGAGGTAAGCGATGGCCCACAAATCGCTTTCCATCACGATCACGTCGCGTGAGCGCTGGAAACGATCAGGGATAACGTCGATGACCCCGAAATCGGAGACATACACGTCAATCGCGCCAAGCGCCGTCGCGCCCTTGGACGGGCTTTTGCCCTGATCCTGGTATTGCGTCGCGATACGTCCCGCGTCCGTCGCACTCGGCGAAAACATGTATCGCGAGAACTTCTGCTTAACGGTCGGATGCATGAGGATCGTATCGATCTCCCCGCCCGCGATATAACAATCGCCGATAACGTCGAGCAGATCGACTTCCGAAAGCGCCCGCAGAAGCGAGGCGTCGACCGCTGCGGTACCGGTTGGGAACCCTGCGACAAGCGCCGCCGGATCGGCCCCGTCCGTGCCCGCCGTGGTCGCGTAACGGCTGGAATTCGCACGCATCCATACAAGATAGGAGCCTGCCTGACCGGCAACGGTCGCTGACCCCTGCACAGCCGCGTTATTGGCGAGAAGCGAGCTTTCCACGTCGCGCTTCAGTTCACGGCCCGCTTTGGCGATCTGGTAGCCCAGTTCGTCCTTCCGGCCCGCTTTTCGAACGAGATTAGCACGGCGGGATACGACGATATCCTTACGCCCGATCTGGCAGTGGTTACCAATACGGTTGCCAGCGGTAATCACCACACCGTCAAAGCCGGTACCGACCTGCGCGGTATCGCCCTCAGCCGAAAAATCGTCGCCGTCAACGTGACGGTTCGTCGAAACGGCTGCGGCCAGCACATCCGTTACGTGTTCGTGTGCGTCCTGCTCCGCATCACTACGCCCGATAAGCATCGTGAAGGGGCATTCCGTCGGGCTGATATTGTAGATAATATCCGCCAAATCCTCACGGGCGCGGTTACCTATGCCCGTGCGGTCAAGTACGCCTGCCGGTAGTGTCATGGTATTTATTCAGTCAGCTTATTTAAGCATCCGTGCAATCGCCTTGCCCGCGTCGCGCATGTCGCCAGTCTTGGCCGCATGCTGCTTTACCCGCCGGAAGTCGTTCTGCCTCATACCCGGCGCTTGCGTACCGTTCCGCTTTATGTCTCCGCTACCCGGCTTCAGGGACTTCGGCGGGTTTTTCACAACCCGCTTGGCGTCCTTAGACCGGCTGGCCTGATAAGCGTCCCATCGGCGCGCTTTATCAGCAACGATCAACGTCCGGCTGTCCACCACGTTCGCTAATTCGTCCGCCGTGAACCCGGCACGCCCAAGATAGCCCGCCAACCGCGCTCTACCCTCGCCGTCCCAGTCCGGTATAGCCCTCGTCAGAAGCTCGCGTTCTTCGCTGAGCGTTGCGTTTGCAAGGTTTGTATGCTGGTTCTTAAACTCGCCAACATGCCTTTCATGTTCCTGGGTTATTGCGTTTAAAACCGTGTCTACTTTGCTGATACGATCCTGCATATCCGTCCGCGCGACCATCCAGGCTTGCGGATCGCTGCGCTTAAGATGCTCCATTTCAGCGCTGTTCACATCGCCGATAAGAAGCTGTCTTATGCTCGCGGTAACCGCTCCGGCCTGTTGCAGCTTGCGCGCGTAAGTCTCCGCGACCTTCGCGTGTCCGGCTGTCAACTCACGGGTTTTCCCCGCAAGCGCCTGGGTTTTCTGGTGGTAATCCTGCGTTCGCTGGTATCCGGAGACAAGCTCGCGGGCGGTAACCCGGGCTTCGCGGCCATTGACCTTGACAGTATATTCAGCTTCCAAAGGATCGGCGCGGCCTGTATCCGCGTCATCTTCGGTATCGTCGCCATCACTGGCGTCATCGCTGGATGTAGTGTCATCGCTGGCATCGTCGATATCGTCTCCGGCTTCACGGTTAGACGCTTCTTCTTCGCCAGTATCGTTCTCATCGTCACCCGTATCCGGATCATCGTCCAGGGACACGGACTTCCCGGGCTTGCGTTTTACGCGGGATTGGCCTTCCTCTTCCGCCGCTTCCCGCTGGTTGCCCCGTCTGCGTGCGATCTGCCCTTCATCGGCGTGGATCACTTCGCGGTCGAGGCCAGCGTCCGCTATGCGTAGTCCGGCTTCCCGAACGTTCAACGCGCCTTCATTCCTAGCCATTGCACACAATCCCTCTCTTGTCAATTCCGCTGTTTAAACACGCAAATTACCGCTGCGTATCTGCTCCGTAATAACGGGCATCAAAATAGTCCGCTTGACCGCGATAAGCGATTGCAGCCTGCGCACAAGCTCAAGCGCCCGCATGTCGTTCACGTCGGTTCCATCCAGCGGGAACGCCTCGATATCCGCGATCAGTTGAGAGCGCACCGTATCGAACGTCGCACGCAATTCCGGGTTATCCAGAAGCGTCATGGCGCGCGCGGCCCTGACTTCCGGGCTTTGACGCTTGCGCCCCGCACCCGTGGTCATCACACAACTCCAAGACGGATCGTATAGACCTCAGCGGACGGCGGCACATAAATCGCGTTCGCGGCCAGCAGGCCGTAAACGACCTTCTCAGGCGCGTCCATAAACAGCGGCAACGTCAGCGGAAACGTCTTCACAATTTCCGTGCCAGCGATCAGAATACCGCCCGTCGTTAAATCCAGGGGAACCGTCCCCACATAGTTATTGAGGTTCGCCACCGCCAGCGCGCCGTTGTCGCCGTTTATCACAACCGGTGAACGTTTAAACAGGTGCAGCGTGAAACTCGCCAATGTCGCGATAACCTGCGACTTTTTCAGCTCCACGCTATGCAGTTGATAGCTGAAAGCGTCGCGTCCGCCGCGCGTCAGGCTGAACGCCATCGGCACAACGCTACCCGCCGTCACGTTGTTGGCGATCAAATCGCCGACCGCGTAGGTGAGTGTATCGGCTGGACGGGTGAAACTAGCCGAGGGTGTAAGCGTTCGCGTCATTATCGTCTCCATCGATTGCGCCCCCGCCGTCGGGGCTTCCGGCTTTTTTGGCTTTTTTGGCTTTTTTGGCTTTTCCGTCATCCCCGTAACGCGCCCCCACACTCGCCTCCGCCCGCTCGAACTCATCCGCCGAACTCGATTGCGCTGGCATGTCGCCGTGCGTCTCGCCAGTCGCACGGGTATTGAGCTCGGTAATCTGCGCGTCACGCAGCGCGATCTGGCTGATAAGATCGCGCTCTTTCTGCTTGTAGTTCATGAGCTTCTGCGTCAACTCCGCCGCCCTGAATTCGTTGTCTTCCTTTTCCTGCGTCAATTTCGCGCGAAGCTCCACGTCCTTGCGCTTGCTTTCGGCTTCCAGCGACGCCGCCTGCGCCTTGGCGAGAATGATCGCGGGGTCTTCCGGCGGTGGCGGCTTCTTGAACTCCGGTGACGCCGGATCGATAAAATAGCTGGCCCCATGGCCCAGATCAGCCTGCTCCACAAGCTTTGAGAGCGTCGCGTAAATCCGTCCATCGTCCGTCAAACCGCCGCTCAGCGCTTCCTTCTGGATCATGAGCAGGGTTTGCAACAGCCCAAGCATAGCCTGCTTGTTATTGAAGCCCAGTCCGACATTCACATCCATATTCGAGCGCTTGCGCCACCTGGACGGATCGGTCTGTACCCATTTGCCGCCGATCTCAACTTCGCGCGGCTCGTTGAAATAGGTGCGCTGAAGATAATGCACCTTCTGGAAAATCTTTTTCAGCGTCGTTTCGGCAAACAATCGCGCCAGAAGCTCCAGGCGCTGGCTGGCCTGCTCCAGCGCGCCCATAAACGCGCCCATGGTGGCCTTTTCCAGCACGGACGGATCGAGGCTAAGCTGCGGCGCGACGCCTGTACGCATCTGCGGCGCTTCCCGGAAGGCGTCTATCACACTCGCGATCTCCGCCACGATAGGGGTAGACACTTCATGCATGATCGCATTCTGCGGCGGGCCACGGAACATGACCACTTCCGATCTCCCGTCCAGCAACTGGTCAAGCGTGGAGTTGTCCGACAACAACGCCTGTTCGTTCACATATTTACGGCTGACGTTCTGCTTGTAGATGTTATCCAGCAACTGGCGTGTCAGCGTTGTCATAAGTTCTTGCAGATCGGCCACAATCTCGGCGTAGCCCATACCGATGTGCTTGTGGGTCACGTGGATCGCGGATGACGCCACGATAGGGTTGTAATCCGCCGGTTCGTTCTCCAGGATCTGACATCCCGCCATCACGATCCTGCGAAGGCTGTTTTTCCCCGTCTCTTCGTAATCCATCTGCATATAGCATTCATGCACCCAGAAGACTTCATCCGCTTCCAGGTCGTAGGTATCGTCCGTTCCGTCGGGAAGTTCATCGACATAAAAATGCCGCGTGACCGCTTCATCGTTCCACGTCTCGCGGTCATCGGGAGACAAGTCTTCCAGATCGCTTTTCGCGTAGCCCATATCCAGCAGTTCCGAGCGGGACTTCCGCATCCGTATGCACGAAAAGTTTGCGTTGTCCACGTCCAGCGAATGATGATTATGATCGATGATGCACTGATCCGGCGGAATTGGGGATATTTCCACACGGCTGACGGGCTTGTCGAAGCGAACGGTCACATCAAACGTCTTTTCCCCCAGGATGCCGGGGGCGTATTCCGCGTCCACGTCCACGTCCGCGTCAGGAAATTCGTCTTCCAACTGGTCTATCTGCGCGTCCGTCACACCCTCGAAGGATTTAACCTCACTCTCGCGGCGTTCAACGACGTCAACCTTGACATAGGCGTTCGGGTACAGGAGAATATCCTTCAGTACGATATACAGGAGCAGAAACCCGCTCATATCGTCCTTGCCGTCGTAAAACACACGCGCCACAACGTCCGTTTCGTGGCGAGCCTGATCCACGTCCATAGCGGATACCGGCTTGAAGTCCACCGGGCGGACACCGCCCGTGAACACACGCAGAAGCGACGGCAGCGCCCATTCCACGGCTTGCAGAACTTCCCGCGTCACGAATTTGGAGTAGCCTTCCCGCTCATTGCCATACTGTTCGCCCATGTAGCGCGAAAACATGCTCTGACGAACGTTGGTCACATCGCCGTCTTCGGAGTTTATCCCGTTATCAACGTAATTTTGTATACGGCGAACGATGTAACGATCATCGAGCATGTTTAAACGCCACCCTGGTACGTCAATACGACTTTTTGTTTTTATACTTCGTCGCCCGGGCCGGTTCCGGCTCGGCTTTACCAACGTTGCCGCCCATGCCATCGCCGCCGGTTTTCTGGAAGCCAACAAGCTTCGCGGGCTTCGATAGACTTGTCTTATGGCTGTCCGCGCCCGATCCCAGACCACGCTTTCCAGATGTTTTCATCGATTTTTCCTCAGGTTTTCCACGACACGCCGGAATTCGGAACGTGTGAATGACTGATACGCCTAGCACGTCCCGCCCCATCGCTCAACCGGTTTTCGCGGGCTATATCGTTTGCCGGGCCAGCACGTTCCGCGCCGCTCCGCCGGTGCCGGTAGCCGTGACCCCATTGCATGAAGCTGTCCGCACCGTGTTTGGCTTTAGTCCGCATCAGGTTCGGCTGGAAACTCTGCAACTTTTCGTCGAAACGGTATCGCACATTCTCCAGGCATTCCAACCCCTTAACGGTATTCTCTTCGTCAAAATAGCAAGACCCCATCATTTCACGGGTCATGTTCACACCTTCCTCTTCGGACTTCACACGCTCCACCGTGATAATCGGTCGGACACCCAGACTTTCCAGCACTTCCCTGCGGCTCATGGCGTCCGAACGGGACAGGTCGGTCACTTCCACGTCATGGGGAAGATAGTGTTCGCCGTATATGTATGGTTTTTCAAACAACACAGTCGCGTAGTCCGATAGCGGGCGAAAGTTATCCTGATAGTAGTCGATGAAGCGATCCTCGAAGCCTACGCGCTGGTGAAACCATATCGCCGTCATGTCGTTGCGGCCTAAATCCCAGAATGTGTTTACGGGGATCGCCTTCGCCCATGGCACACGGCGGATATGGCCCTGGCGGCGCAGTTGTGACATAATGCGCGAGAACGGCGCGCCGTCGATAACGCCCCGGAAGGCTTCATCCGGCGTGGACGGATATTCGCGGTTCATACGATCCGTCTGTTCCCGCCGCTTGGCGACGTACCAGTTTTTTTGCGCGCGGGACAACCGTATGTTGCTGAACTTCTCCAGTTCCTCGAAGTACCTCGCGTCTTCGTCAGACGGTTCCTGGTGCGTCTCCAGCACATATTCCTCCGCTGTCCACCACGGGTAGAAAAAGAAGCGGTAGTCCATGGGCGACAGCCTCACCCCCTCCGTATCGTTCCGCCGGGCGATCTGACACATATCGTAAAATGAGCCGTAAGAGCCTTCACCCGTGCTTTCGATTGTGATCCAGTTGCCGCTGGCGACGGTGTTCAGCGCGCCGGACACAACTTCCGCCGCTTTGTCCGGAAACCGCGCGCACAATTTGCCAAACTCGGATACGTGCAGGTATTGCAGCGTGTCGGAACGCATGGACGTTCCAACTGTCAAATAACTTCCGTTCGAGAATTTAAGCTGCCCCTCGCGATCCTGACTGGCGTCGGGGATATGCCGCTTGGCGAAGTCATACGGCATGTTCTCGTACGCCAGCTTGATTTTCTTGTCGAAAAACTTGTTCGCATCGTCTTTGGTGTGCGCTATCACACCACACGAGGTGTTTGGCCGGAAGAGGGCGGTATCCAGCAAGTAAAGCTGAATAAGCGTTGTCATGCCGCGCTGACGGCTCTTCAGAATAAGGTTCAGGTTATGCATATTCTTGTAAAAGTCGTACTGCTCCGCGTTCATCCTGAAATCGATCAGCATGCCGGACTTGTCGACGATCTTGTATATGGTGTTTAAACGGATAAACTGGTTCGCGAGAATATCGTCTTCGGTCAGCGCGCCGTAGTTTATCGACGGCACCGTTACGAGGCTGTCCGCCCGTCCGCCGTCACGCAGACGTGCGACCGGTTCCTCCAGAGGCTCTCGCGATATTCTGAACGCCTTACGGTTTCTCAAGGGCGGAGGCAGCCTTTCCGTCGAACACAAGTCCGCGGGATACCGCATCCTCATCGGATAGCGCCCGGCGCTTCAACACATCGTCCAGACTGTTCACTCCGCCGGAATGCTCAAGCTTCGCCTTTGGCATAAAAGCCCCCGCCCGGCGTTCCAGCCATTTCCAGGCGTCCGCCGTCGAACCTTCCTCTATGGCGCGCCATATCACACTCACCGCGAAGGCGTTATGTTCATCGACGGCGTTTTCACACGCCACGCGAAAGCGCAGGTGCGTGTCTTTCCAGCGAGCCACGTGTGACGCCGTTATGCGATCGTCAAAGCGGCCAGCCAGAAGCCTCGCAAGTTCGCCGTTGCCTGTAATACCGGCAAGGCTATGCTCACGAACGGTCAACACCATGTGCTCGCTGTAGCGAGGCGGTCTTCGGCTGACGTTTACCACGCCCGCCGCTATAGCTTAATCACGGCCAGGATGTCAAGGCGCGACAATCCGGTCGGGAGCCATGCGCTCCGGAGCCATGCGGTCTGGAGCCATGCGGTCTGGAGCCATGCGGTCTATTGCCTCCCTCACACGCCGATCTGTCGCCTTCCGGCGTTTGCTGACGGCTTTGACCGGTAGCGGCGTCTCCCAGTCATCAGGGAAAGGGGGGATTTCCGGCTCGTGCCGTTCAGCGTGGTTCCCGTGAGCCGGATAGTCACCCGGCTGAAAACTGTCAGAATTTTTCTCTGGCGATGCCGTTCCGTAGTACCCGTCCGGCTGAAAACTGTCAGAATTTTTTTCCCAGTTCAAGGTGTCGCCCAGCGCAGGATAGGGCGTTTCAGGGTAAATGTTCAAGATTCCGTAGTTCCCGTCCGGCTGAAAACTGTCAGAATTTTTTTCCTGGTTTTCACGCTCCGGATAGCTGGTTGGGGGGTAATGGGGGGTGACCAGTAAATCATACTGTTCTGAAACCGCTCCCACCCCCACCCCTTCTCCCTGATCCGGAGCTGCAGGGGAGGTAGGCGATAGCAGCGCGCCCTCACTGTTGTAAAATGGACGCATCCACTCATCGGATAGATACGCTGCCAGCGCCTCATTGGTTGAGGCTGGACGGGCGTCAGGAGCGGACGCTATAGGGGTAGCGCTCGCACACATCCCAGCCATAGGCGACGCGCTAATAGAGCGTAGCGCTATATTCAGCGCCGACATCCCGATCAGTACGCCGAGTGTGACGCTATCCAGCGCCACGCGGCCTGGATCGATCCAGCCGATCACGGCCAGCGTCAGACCAGCACCCAGCGCCAGCCCGTTACACGCCAGCGTCTTGTAGCCGTCGCAGCGCGGTATCCGCAGCGTCCAGTATCCGTCGTCCGTCATCGATCCGTCTCCCTCTGTCGATGTGTTGTAGCAGAGATCGCGGCGCGGGTCGCCAGGAGTCTTGCGTTCCGGGCCGGTTTTTCGGTGTTTATCGCTGAAAAAGGCCTCTGCAAGCAACAGCTTGACAGAGGCCCATTCTAGCAGAGATCGCGGCGCGGTTCGATCGGAACTAAGATATATTATGCGAATAGGAGGGCTAAATTCTAGCAGAGATCGCGGCGCGGTTCAATCATTCTAGCAGAGATCGCGGCGCGGTTCAATCATTCTAGCAGAGATCGCGGCGCGGTTCAATCGGAACTACCTTAGCCCTCCTATTCGCATAAGATATATTATGGAAAATTCACAGACGCTCCTAATCCTCGGCCAGCACGATGTCGCGCAGCACGCCACGCAGCGGCTCGCCCTCGCTGTCACGCTCGATAAACCCGCCGATCAGTCCGCGTAGCACGTCTGAGACGCCAGGGGAGGGCTGCCCGGCGGCTGCACACTCCCGGGCCAGTCGGCGACGCGCCCGCTCGAACGCGGCTGTCTCCGGCCCCGTGAGGGCGACTGACAGCACACGGCGGCGCGTATGCCCCGGCGCGGGCGGTAGCACACGAGGATAGCGCGCGGCGTCCGCGCCAGCAGTCAGTACACGCCTTGACGATGTGGTCATGGATTTAGCTCCCGTTAGTTGATCGCTCGCACACTAGCAATCGCGGATGGCTGTATACACACCTGCGGCGCGGATGGCTGTATACACACCTGCGGCGCGGATGGCTGTATACACACCTGCGGCGCGGATGGCTGTATACACACCTGCGGCGACAGCCCAAATAAGGCAATTGTGTTCGTATATGCCACAATCGCACATGCCACAATCGCGTTTGCACCCACCCACCATAAAAACACCTACCCACCATAAAAACACCTACCCACCCACCATAAAAAGCCAAAAAACCCTTTAAAATCAACGGGCCACCCACCACCCACCCACTGGACACCGAAAATCCCCATGTAACCCTCTGAAAGCTCTAACCCTATAACAGAATATTATGTCCCACATTATTTAGTGACATGAAAATCGAGAATGACAACTCCACACTATTATATATACATCCTGGGTGGCTGGGTTATTACCATATACAAATCCATAACATCAGGCTGCGCCTTACCTGATCGTGTAAATCGGTCACCCACCCACTCACTCCTTTTGTCCTCAACAACCCAGGGAAAAAACGCCTTTTGCCCGGGTTATTTTTTTTTTATTGCAAACGCTTCTCATTATCATTTGCAATAGTCACACCGCGAAAAACACGTTCGTTATAATCACTGTGAGCATAACATGCGTCAGATTGTAGCATGTCATGCGTTTGTTGCGGACAAAATTGCTAAAACCGCCTGTGTGCCGGGGCAGCCCCGACTAACCCCCAAATTAGTAAAAATAACTATTGACAGCCTCCCTCGACCGTGCAATTGTGGCGATGCGGCAAATACAGGCCGCGCGACGAAAGTTCGACCACTCTTTTACGGGAGACTACTATGTGTTCTGATCGAACCGCGCCGCGATCTCTGCTGGAATGCCGGCGGCGTAACGCATCATCTGGCGCGGAACGCGCCGAACGTCGCGGTGTAATATTCAACGGACGTAAAGTGTCGATTACCCTGCGCCCGAGTGTGTGGACGCGGTTTACCGAGCTCGCGAAAAAGTCAGGCGGCGCGCCTGTTGTGATCGCCGCGTGGAAACTGAACGATACAGCCGCGCTCGTACCCGCTATCGAGCGTTACGTGGCGGAGACCAGCCTGGAGCCGGTCTACTCATACGTGACGCGCGATAGCTGGTTGGGCGCGCTGGTGGAGGCCATGCGGCCTGTATTTGCCGCGCGGGGGTATCCCCTGCCAGAGCGTATCAATGCCACGCTCGGGTTTCCGTCTAAAGGCTGGCGGGGAAAAGCGCGGGGCGAGTGCTGGGCGAGTAAAGCGTCCGCGCGCGGCTGGACGGAGATATATGTGCATCCGTGTGAGACGGATATCGTCCGGATCGCCAACATACTGACACACGAATTGTGCCACGCCGCGATCGATTGTCGCGGCGGCCACGGTCGCGAATTCCAGCGTGTGTCAGCCGCCCTCGATCTGGAGGGTAAGCCTGCTCAACGCATGGGCGGCGTTGTGTGGGCTGCATGGGCCACACCGCTCATCGAGCGTGTAGGGCCGATGCCTCACGCCGCTCTGGCTGAGTATGTGGCCAGGGCCAAAAAACAAACCACGCGCCTGATCAAATGTGAGTGTGCGGAGTGCGGGGCTATCTGGCGTACAAGCGCTAAAGTCATTAGCGGTATCGGGTGCGGGTTTATGCGTTGCCTCGATCCGGACTGCTTTGCCTCGATTAATCTGGATGCGTTTAAACAGGGAGACTGACAATGAAATACCCTGAACTATACAAACTGGCCGTCTCGATTGGGGCGTGCTCCGGCGCGCTGGATCATATTGCCAGCGCTAACAGCGCCGCCGGTCTGGCTGACACGCCCGATTTTGAGGATTGGCTCGGCTTTGCCGCCCGGCATAGCATAACTGTGAAGCCTTACTGGCGGGCCTACAAGGCGGCTGTAGAGGCTCACCATCTGGCCTGCGAGGCGGCTGCGGAGACTCACCAGATGGCCTACGATGCGGCTGTAGCGCCTCACCGGCTGGCCTACGAGGCGGCCATGGAGACTCACCGGCGGGTCTACGATGCGGCTGTAGCGCCTCACCGGCTGGCCTACGAGGCGGCTATAGCGCCTCACCGGCCGGTCTACGAGGCGGCTGTAGCGCCTCACCGGCGGGTTTACGGGGAGGCTGTAGCGCCTCACCGGCTGGCCTACGAGGCGGCTATAGCGCCTCACCAGATAGCCTGCGATGCGGCTATAGCGCCTCACCGGCGGGATTGTGAGGCGGCTGTAGCGCCTCACCGGATCGCGACTGTGGAGGCTGTACTGGCGGTTATCGGGGAGAGCGGCGATGCGTGACCCCGATCCGTTTGACTACCGCCCGGGTTGTACGTTTCGCAATCCGGGTAATTTGTTCGCCGCTATCGTGATCTGGCTGCTGATCGCAGGTGGCCTGCTGTTACTGATTTTTTAAACTGGAACCCAACCCCAACCCCACCACACCCCACCCCACCCCACCCAACCCCAACCCAACCACCACCACCCCACACAACCAGCCGAAACCTCACGCCCCGGGAGGGGGGA